TATGACTTTGTAGCAATGTTCACCACGTCTTACTCTGGCACCAGTAATCCCTACTAACATATTAGTATCCTAAATCTAAAATTTCTCTTGCGTTTTTGTGAGTTATAACATTTATTGTTGCGACGGCTTCTTGTTCACCGACACAATATCTGAGTATTGTCTGTCCTGTATATTGTGAAGCAAATAATAACATAATATTGTCTTCATTCAATGATGATATTTTGATTGCCCAACCGTTGCGTTGGACTAATTCCCAAGACTTAACAAACTTCTCGACTCTTGAAAACTCTTCGCTATGTGACTTCTTTTTATTCATTCAAATCTATCAGTTTTATTTTGAATTCTTCGGGCTTTTCAAGTTTAAAAGGAACAACAAATTCAACATTTATAGCAATTCTATATTCCTCAGAATGACTTATTTGAGGAAAATGATTTAAATAACTAGGAAATATAATTAACTCGTCGGTCTTGGGATAATGAGAATATATTAATTTTTCATTGTCATCATAAAAATTTAGTTCACCTGAGCCTTCATGAGGGACTTTCAAATAATAAACACCATTAATTACCGATGTGCGAGTATGATTGTGTATATTTCCTCTAAAATCTGAATTACTAGAAACATAAGGAAAAGAAACAAAATTATTTGAATTGATTATTGAAAAATCGTCGTAAATTTTGTTACATATGTTATAGAATTCATCATATAGATAATAGTTAAAATAATAATAATCGGAAGACAATGGAAAATTTTGTCCACCACTAACATATAATTTATCATTTTGTTTTAAATATTCAAATAAATTAAAACTATCAGAGTCAATCAATTCTTGAGAAACAGAATAAAGTGTTTTTTTATGTCTATGTACTATAGACTCGCATAGATTTTTTCTATAGATTTCATCAAAAGGTACTTTTAAAATTTTAGAATAAACTGGAATCATAATTATTTTTTAATGTGACTTCTGTGAACTCTGCACTGAATATGCCCATTATACCACTTATCAGGGTATTCTAGTACTTCATATTGAAATTGATACTTTGCTTCGTAGTATGAAGCTGTACCTTTAGTTAAACAAAACTGAAGAATTTCTCGTTTAAAATTTTCTTCACCTAATTCAGCAACATCTTTCTTAACTTCATCAGAAGAGGACCAGTAGGTTCTCCAATCAGATTCTGATTTAGTTTTGATTTTCTTCTTCTTTTTCTCACCACTTTTAAGTGTGACGGTCTTTACTTTTGTTCTTGAAAATTGTAACAGTTTCTTACCTATGTATTTTTTACCTGTTACTAGATTTGTAATCATATAGACAAAACCTATATATTTTTCGTCTATATCTTCAATCAGCTTGTCATTATATAACCAAGACATTATTCGTCGTCTTCGTTATAGTCGTCTTCTTCGAATATGTCACCACCACACATAGGACAAAATACTACGTCGTGAGTTGTGAATTCAGAATCTTCTTTAAAAATTATTTTACCGTGTGCTCCGCATGTGTCGCAATCGAAATGCCTAGTTGCCATTTTCCTCTTTCTGAGTTAGTTTTAAGTTGAGAATAAAATTCTCAACCACCAGTTTTACTATAGAAGCAATCATAACGTTTTTATTTGCTTCTATGTACATATTACCTTTAATGAAATGAACACCTAGTTGTTCAATAACACTAGTGGTTATAAGGTAATATGTTTCATCTTCCTCTATCTTTAATGTACCCCAATCAATAGGGTCTGTTACCTCTACTTGTTTAGCTAAATCAATGACTTCTCTTATAAAATCTTGCATTATGCCCACACATCATTCCAAGAACCAGTCAATGCACCTTTTGCATAGTCTGTAACACGATTCTCAAAGAAGTTGCCGTGTACAGGAGCATTAATCATCTCTTCAACCCAAGGTAGAGGATTCTTTTTAACTTTAAAGATACCTTTCATACCCAAACCAATCAAGCGTCTATCAGCAATATAGCGAATATACTGCTTAACATCTTCTTCTTTCAAATCTCTCATCTCACTACCATTGAAAGATAGTTCAATGAACTTGTCTTCAAGCTCAACCATCTTTTCAGCAATCGTGTAGATTTTAGATTTCAATTCATCATTCCAAATTTCATTGTTTTCTTTTATATATGTCTTAAATAATTGAATCATTCCTTCAGTATGCATTGTTTCATCAACAATAGACCAAGTAACGATTTGTCCCATGCCCTTCATCAAACCATGACGAGGAAAATTAAGAAGCATAATAAAAGAACTAAAAAGTTGCATCCCTTCCGTGAACGCCGAGAAGACTGCGATATGCGTCGCCGTGCTTTCAAGAGTGCCATTCTTTGACGATAACTCTGTGACATAATCGTGTTTGTCTCTCATAGCGGCATACTCTAAGAATTGATTATATGTTGTCTCAGGTAAGCCTAACGTTTCAATTAAATGAGAATAAGCCGCGATATGTAAAGCTTCACGAGCCGCAAAACCTGAAAGCATCATGCGAATTTCAGGTTGAGGAAAATATGGTAAATAATTCTTTACGTAACCACCAGCAACATCGATATCTCCTTGCGTGAAGAATCTAAAGATGTTAGTCAAAAACTCTTTCTCGTTGCTATTTAGTTTCTTTTTCCAGTCTTTAACATCTTCCATCATTGGAACTTCAGTGTGAAGCCAATGCGCTTGTTCATGCTTCAACCAAGCATCGTATGCCCAAGGATAGTTGAAAGGTTTAAAGTATGTACGTTCGTCTGTTAGTCGTGCTTTATTCTTTACCATTTTTTTCTCTTATTTGATGAATTCTTCGATTTTATCTGGCATAATAACACCAGTTTGTCTTTTTGTCTCTACATTGTTCTCTAATAGAATAAGTGTAGGAACACTGCGAACGTTATATTTTTGAGCTAATTCTAATTTCTCATCTATATCTATCTCAACTAATTCTACGTCTCCTAAATCTACTCGATTGAAATTAGCTGATAATGCTTTACAAGGTTGACACCAAGTTGCGTGAAATTTAAGTAGTTGTTTCATATTTTATCCTAAAAACCATATATAAGTTGCTATTGAGTTTACTATAAAAAAATAAAGATTTTGAAATATCAACGCTTTATTCTTATGAGACTTCATAAAATCATATAAAAGAATCCCATGTGCAATCACGAAACTTGGGAAAGCAAATCTAATAAAAGGTAGTTTTAAAGCACAAGCTGTTCCACCAAATATAAAAAGTGCTGTCGCAATCCATTTTATATCAAACTTCTTCATTAATATCTACCATCAGTTTTAAACCAACCTTTACCTTTAAATTCAGTAGAAGGTGCTGATGTAAAGATTCTTTCAAGTCCGTCTTTGTTACAATTAGGACATTGAGTAGGATGTGGTGCTGTTATAGATTTATTAATCTCGACAATATCACCACATTCTTTACATTTATAATCATAATGAGGCATATTATCCCTCACAAGCCAAGCAAACACCTTCGTCGCCAGTCATAGCAGTCAAGTCGATTTCTTTAATCACTTCACGCTCAATGCGTTTAGATACTTTGTCTGCTTTTGCAATCTTATCTGAACGGCAGTAGTACATTGTCTTCAGTTTAAGTTTCCATGCCATAAAGTGAACAGCATGAATATACTTGATGTTTGAATCAGGTCTGAAGAATACATTCAATGATTGCGCTTGGTCGATATATTCTTGTCTATCAGCCGCATGTTGAATTACCCAACGTTGGTCAATTTCCATTGCAGTTTTAAATACGTCTTTATTCCAGTCTGACATCCATTCTAAATGTTGAACTGAACCGTCATTAGCAATGATAGAAGACCAGATTTCATCATACCAACCTTCTTTATGATTGACCATCTCATCTTTGATAAGAGCATCGAGAAATTGATTCTTATGTAGATGTGAACCGCTTAACGTATCTTGACGGTAAGCATTTGCTCTAAAAGGCTCAATACTTGGTGATGTGTTTCCCATAATAATAGAACTAGAAGCGTTTGGAGCAATAGCCATGAGATGAGAAAAACGATTGCCTGTCCCAACTGCGTCTGGTGCTTCACCACGTTCTTTACCAAGTTGTTGATTAGCTTCATCTAATTTACCTCTTACATGACCAAAGATTTGTTTATTTAAACCTGTTGCTAACGAGCTTTCCCAAGGAATATTCTTTTTCTGAAGGAGTGCATGCCACCCAAGAGCACCAATACCAATTGAACGCTCACGAC